GCATCCGTGTCGTAATCGAGAAGATCATTAGCTCCCATCGGAGTAAAGATCTGGTCTAAGAGATACCGGCGTCCCATCAATCTCTCGGTACCCGGAGGCTCGACATACAGCCACCACTGCACCGCCCAATACTTAGATGGGGATGGGTCCGCTGTGATGATCGAGAGTACCTTTGTCTTCTTGGGGAGGTTGTGGAAGCCCTTAGGGAGTTCGCCGGGGCCTCTATCATCATCCCAACAACCTGGGTACTCAGTGCCTTCGTATGTCCCCCCGTCAATATAGAAGGCGGGGACTAGGGCATCATCCGGGTCAACATCTTCCTGCTGATACACAACCTTAAAGTTGGAAGATGGGCGGTTCATTAGTGTGCGGAGATCTCTCCACGGGAGACGTACAGGGTCCAGAAGACAAGGGGCATGGCCGGTAGTGTTAACAGAGTTCTTAGGATCGTAAGGGGGAGCCTTTCTACTGTGAACATGTGGATCAGTTGCAGCATCACACAGGTCTTCGTAGTGCGCCCGATACTTAACATGGAAGTACTTACGCTCAGTAGGCTCCTGTTCTTCACCTAGCTCGAAGAGTTCCACATCATCGTCAGTGGCGTAGGTTCGCTTGGCCAGGTTGTAGGCGTAGATGTCATCCGCCCCGAGGCGCTGCCCCTGTAGAAGTAGGAGGCCACCAGGCTCTAGACGAGTCTCGGCCTCATCGTCGTACCAGTCATAGAACTTCTGTAGCTTCTCGGCCTTGTTATCACCCAACATGTCCTGGCGTCTAAACAAGTCGTCCCACACAATGATATGGACTCGGTATCCGAGGAAGCCTGTATCCTTACCGAAGGCCGCCCATGTGGACTCCTTCTCATCAACTGATATCTCCCCGAACTGTGCAACGGTGAATGAGTTACGGTTCCACGGGGCACCAAGAGCAGGGTCAGGCCGGAACAGACCATAGTCACCTTGAAGAGTGGCTACAGCGTCAACAGCTAACCCGAGGCTCAAGTCTTCCGACTTAGCCTGCATGGGGATCGTCCGGGCAAACGTGTTCCGGAGACGGCCCGTGTAGTTGGCTGCCATTGACTGTGTAGATGACCCTATGAATCCTCGGAGGGTTCGGGATCGGGTTGTCAGCCAGGCAGGGATGTCGTGGGTGAAGAGGGTTGACTTGCCGCCACCGGGCGGGGCATTGACTACCCCAAATTCCTTGAATGGAGTACTGAGGTGTTCCAGTACTACATAGGCAGCGTTCTCTTGCCAGGGTGACGATATTCGGCCGAACTGGCGGTACCTGAACTTACCGAAGTCTTCTAAGCATTCGGTGGCTACTGGGCTTAGCTCGGAACGTTTGAGGGGCCGGAGGGCTCCGTCGGGGTTGTGGTATCTGGCTTCTTCGATTTGGGTTCGGAGGGACAGTTGCCGGTCTGTTTTCTTACCCCAACTTTCGCTCATTCCAACAGCTTCTGCGGCGTGTGCTTGGGTCTCCCCAGCTAACCGCATCATCTTGTACTTCTGGATTGTGTCGGGGGTAGCACGGACTCGGGCAGGCATAGGAGAGAGGATACAGGAGTTAAGTGCCCATTTCATACAGGACTGGATTCGGCCATAACACACCCACCCCTACCCCCCCGCCGGGGGCCGACCCGGGTCAAATGAGTGTATGAGCTTGTGTATATATCAATCAATGAATGTATGAGAGATGAACAATGACTATGTGTTGTGCTGCTCTCCATCATCTATTCCAATCAGATGAGAGATAGATAGAGTATATGAATGAGGTATGCATAGGATAAGGGCACAATGATGAGTAGATGCTCTTAGTACTAAGTAATATGGGCCACTGTGGAGGTTGAATGACGAGTTGCGGGGTGGTGTAGCGTGTCGGTCTCGCCCCCTTGCTATCTTTGGCGTGTTGCAGGTTGGTGTTGCGAACATGTCTAGCTACCTGGTAGAATGGTTTGGTTAGTGAAGTGAGTATGAGATAGGGGTTGTGTTGAATGAGGCCCCGGGCTACTTGACAATTGGAGACGATGACCGCTCATCCAGCGTCGTGACGACCGCCGGAATGTAGGGCGTCTCCATCATCCTTCCTTTCCCAAAGGATGAAACAGATGGGCCCCGCAATCGCTGAGGTATGTATGTGCCCAGTGATCGGGGCCTATCTGTCGTTGTGGACCTAGCTCACCCACAACCTGATGAGTCGGAGCTATGGGAAAGGATGAAACAATGTGTGACTACAAGGCAGAAGAGCACAAGATGACTCAGGCCGACGTGCGAAGGGTTGCCCGGGAAATCGTGTGGAACAATACCCCGAGTGCCATCGCCGAAGATGCCGGGGCCATCACAAGCGCCCATCTGTCCAACACCCCTTATGGCTACAACCATGAGGGCATGTACTGGCAGCCGGATGCCAACCATGCGTTCAACGACTACCACCAGGTGACCGATGGACAGTTCTCTCGGCTGGTGGAGGAAGTCGACAAGCAGGCCCAGCGAGTGTCAAAGACACTCGGTCATCCGACCACCAACCCCGGGGTGATGCGGGACAGGTTCTAAGCATCACGCCAGTAGTCGCAACCTGAATTAGACAGGTTGGACAGTCACCCGCCTACCAACGTTGCTAGGTGGGTGGCTGTCATGCCTTGCTAAACAGAGTGAGGCAATGGGAAAGGATGAAACAATGCGAGCACGTGACAAGCTAATGCTGCAACGGGCCGTTCAAAGGGGAGTCGAGTATCTCGACGCTAACCCTGACAAAGAGGAAGCGTTCCAGGGTTGGTATCGGAAGATCACACTCAACAACCTGGACCTAGGCAACAGCCGGCATTGCATCATCGGTCAGACGTTGGGCGACTTTGGGCATCTATCTCAGGTCGACGACTTCGACCAGTGGACAATGGAGAAATTGCACCATTGGGCAGCACGACACGGATTCTTTGTGGAAGACCGACAGAAGAAAGTACGTGACCTCTGGAACCCAAGGTTCTTTGTTCACAGCACAGATCACCAATGGCGTGAGGATGCCTACATCTATCTCACGCATCTATGGTCCGATGCGGTGCTGCAACGCCAGATGTCCGAGAGCGTGGTAGGGAGCGTCGGGACCACCAGCTAGCACCGACCACCACCACCAGGGCGCCACAGAGGCACACAGCGGGCTCTCCTGGGAGACCAGTCACGACGACCAACAGCTAGCAGTCAGTACGAATGGCCCAACCATTGATAGACGGTGTGGTTGGGCCATTCTTAGTGATTGCTAACGGAGCGATCACTATGGGAAAGGATGAAAGACATGGGCACACTGACTACATCTCACGTGAAGGATCTCCTCACGGAGCGGATTGCCTACAAGCCGGGGTGGAAATTCGCTGCTACCGGCGATGGCTACAACCGTGTGGAGGTCACCATCACGTGGGACCAGTTGGAGACCAACCCGAGCAATCTGAACAGCGATGGTCAATACGGTGGCGATCTGTCACCGAATAGCGAGTACCTGACCATCAACTGCGATGACTGCGAGTCAGAAGTCGATGTGTTGCGCCAGGTGCTAGAGCATTGCATCTACCTGGAACAGCGGATGCTCCAGCATGAGGCTCGTGAATTCCTGCGGGTCAAGCCTGCCATGAGATGGGATGCGCCATTCCATCCTCATCACTACATGGGCGATGACGACCTTCCCGACGGCATGAACGGGAAGACCAACTGGCGGAACACATCGCATCGCCAGATGGAACAGAACGCATCACTTCCCGATCTGTGATGTGTGGTGAAGTGATGTGGTGGTGATGTGGTGGTGATGATGCCTAGTTAGCTGGCATTCGGGACGGTCCTGGGTAGAGATGCTTTAGGACCGTCTCCCGATAGCAACTAGCTATCAATGGGAAAGGATGAAAGACAATGGCTACAACTGCAACGTACGTCGAGACCATTCCGGATACGACCCCGGATTTCGAGACATGGGAGACATGGCCCACCATCGACGTCCCTGGTTACCCGAATGACATTCATGAGCCTGGGTTCATCCCTGATGATGAACCCGAGTACATTCCCGAGCGGAAGCCCGGGTGCTAGGCCGTACTACAAGGGGTCTAGCTGTATGGGGGCATCTCCACCCACGTACCTCTGAGACTGTCATTGATATGGCGACGTACCTAGAACGTGAGGCAAGGTCCCGAGTCATTGATAGTGACAGACTCACGGATGAGTACAAAGCGTGGTACGACCGGATGAGAGCTAGCCCGAAGTACCATCCTCACCAGTAGCCATCAACAGTAAGGAAACCCCTAGGTCATCTTGGCCTAGGGGTTTCTTTATGTCTTTATTCCCGTATGGCCTCGACGCCCCCCATATGACACGTGCATCGGGGCGGGGGCCACAGGTCGGCGACAGGTGTCATTCCGGCCCGGAATAGGTACCCTGGGGAGCTATGCCCAACGCTCCCGATACCGAATCGGAGATGTTGCAGCTATTGATAGACATAGCTCTAATACAAGGCAAGCTTAGGCCGTTACAAGGAAGAATGGACAAGCTGGTCTCGAATAGAGCACCAAAGCTACAACGTCTCCGTGAACTAGGGATGACACCAGCCACGATACACAAGGTGACTAAGGTACCCCTTAGCACCGTATATGCCAACACCACCAACAGCCATAGGCGCCGAGACGGAGAGAGGAGAGAGGATGTCTAACTCCACCGCTGGCGGTGGCCCTGATACTGGCGAGATGGCGGCACTGCAATTACCGATAGACGAGATGACAATAAGACTTAGGGGCTTAGAGAGAGAGGTGACCGGATACCGGATGGAGATAGAACACCTGGTAAAGACCGTGCACAGGGTCTATCACGAAAGGCAAAGGGTCTCTAAACCCCCCTGTCGCTGGGAAGAGTGTAACTTTATCCTCTGTAGGAAAGTGAGGTCAGTGTTGTTTGGGGAAGAAGAACTTTAGAGGAACTAAGGGGAACCTAGTACAACTACACGGGAATGTGTGTTGGTACTGTAAGGGAGAGTTCTACTTTGATAAGTTGACAGTGGATCACAAGACCCCCCGAAGTCGAGAGGGAAGTGACCATTGGGATAACCTTTGTCTCGCATGTGAAGAATGTAATACCGAGAAGCGAGACATGACAGAGGGAGAGTATGAGCGGTTTAAGACAATGAGTATGGTTGAGAAGATGAGGTTCCTACACCGGTTGTATCTAAACCGGGTGGAGAGGACCTACACAGAAGCAAACTTTAGGCCAAGTAGAAAGGTCCGACC